CAGAACCCTTGATAGTGAAGAGGGTATGACTTCTGAAGATATCAAATATGTTATCAATATGGTGTTATCTTCATTAGATTTGAAAAATCTTTCTGAAGAAGATAAAGAGGATATCATGTCTAAATTTGAGGAAGAAACTGAAGATTTGGGTGGTGATGATATGGACGGCACTGATTTGACAGACGATTCTGAAGTTGAAGATATTCAGGCAGATATGGATGTTGATGTTGAACAAGGTGGTGACATGCAATCTGAACCAGAAATGGCGGAAAGTGGACACGGTGCAATTATTGATAGTATTTTCAGAGAATCAAAAGTTGATAAGGTCATTTCAAAATATTTTGAAATGAGTAAGAAAGAAATTATGGAGCAAAGAAAACTAAAAATTGAGAAAGAAAAAGAAAAGTTGAAATTTGTCGAAAGAAAAATGAAAGCTGTTTCAAATCTTTCAGAAACTGCAGAACAAGAATTGGCGTCTAAAAAATTTTTGGAAGAAAATGCTACATCTGAGTTTATCGGAAAAACAAATAAAAAGAATTTAGTTTTCGAAAACTCAAAAGGTAAAAGAGTTAAAATTTCACCTGAGGGACTTTTAGTATGAGTAAATTGATTTACGTAAACGGTTTAGGGCCCAACTATAAGGGAGACAACCTATACGAATTCATTTTTTCTGATACAACGGATGTCTGGGGTGAATCGTGGGAAAGTAGACCCTCAAATGGGTATCCTTCTCCACCTGAAATACAATATATTAAAAAGGTAGGGGTTCTGAGAAATACTGATATAAAATTAGAATTGATTCAGAACTCCGATTTTTTTTGTATGATAGACGCAATTGATGATGTTGTTGCATTATCATGGGAGCCTGAAGAAGTCCAAGGAAAACAAAGATTAGTTTTCAGATTTGGACAAAGTGAACAAGAAATAAAAGACAAATTATACGAACGAGATTTAATATTAGAGTTCGAAAAACAAGTAGTATATGAAAATTAATATCAAAGCATTGGAATTAATTGAAAAAGGTCTTTCATCTAAGACCGTTTCTAAGTTAAACGAATCTCAGGTTGAGATTCTTCACAATAGATTATGTTCGGAACAAGTTACTGAAATACCTGCTAAAAAAACTTATAAAGTAGGACCTAAAGGTGGTAAAATAGGTAATGTTGTTGTTTCACAAGACCCTAATACAAAAGAAGTTATGGTTACTGCTGAAGAGGGTGAAATGAAAGAAGATGAAAACAATGTTGATATGGAAAAAGACCCATTCGAATTATCATCAACTCAAGATAAAAGACAAGTTGGTCCGGGAAGTTATGGTGATAACCCACAAGTTGATAAGGAAATGGACTCAGATGATGCTGATGGGATGGGTATAATGGAGGCGAAAAAGAAGAAAAAGAAGAAAAAAATTAGCCCTTGGGCAATTTGCACTGCGCAACTAGGAAAAGAATTTGGTACCCAAAAAAGAAGTATGTGGAGTGCTAAAGAAACAAACAAATATGAGAGATGCGTAAAAGACGTTAAACAATCTTTGAAAGAAGGTAAAAATCCCGTATCTTTGTTTTTAGAATCTCAAATTATGAAAATTGTTGAAAAAAACCTTCCTCCTAAAATCACAAAAGGTGAATTACTAAAGTTTTTATCTGAAAATAATCCTGCAGTTGCACCGACAAAACCGAAAGAAAAACCAACTACAAGACCTTCAGAAAAACCAAAGAAACCACCACATCCTTTTAAAAACCCTAACGAAAAAGAAAATCCTGCCCCAAAAGCGAAAAGACCAAGTCCTGAGGAAGCTAAGGATGAAGTTTTGGATGTTATATTAAAATTATTATCTAAGTAAAAATGGCAAAGAAAATATCTGAACAAATAAATTACGGCGATAGACCTGAAAGGATGGACCCAAATCTCGAAAGGAAACTCGCGAGCAAAGAAAACCTTTATGGTACAAATCCGGCATTTAGGAAAGGACCACAAGATGTACAAAGATTAGTTTCAAATAGATTTGGAAAAGTTGTAGATAAATTGAAAGAAGTTACAGGTATTCAAGATTTGTCGTCACAACAAATACAGGGAATGCTCATACAAGATATGATGAGAAGAGTTCCTGGTATTATGAACATTGAAAGAGCTCATAAAGACGAATTAGAAGAACTAGCAAAAAACGCTTCAATCGAAGAAGCTGAAATTCCTGAAAATTGGGTTACAATCGAACCCCATTTAGGAGAACAAGTAGATATATCAAACTTTAGGTTCCAACCAGAACCTGAAACTGATGACGAAGAAAATGATGATGAGGAAAAGCAAAAATTACAAATACCTTCTTTTGATATCGAGGATTTAACCGACGAAGAAGTATTTGAATTAGAAAAACATAAGAGAAACATTATCAATGCTCTTATTCAAGGTGCCGCAAAAAAAGGTCACTACGTATTCCAAAAACCAGAAGTTAAAGCTCAGTTAGATAGAATTAACCCAAGGCTTTATAACGATTATTTAGCAATCATGGCTATAAATGATTTTCTTTATTTCAGTATGGAACAAATGATTGAAATGATGAGTCAAACAGGTCAAGGTGTTGCAGGTAAAGTAGAATTAGACAACGAAGATGATGGAGGTGAAGAAGGTGATGGTGAAGGTAGCGAATCGGATACGGTTATAAGAGCTTACGGTATGATTTTTCCAATATTATGCCATGAAATTATTAAAGGGATAGAAGAATCCAAAGGTAGACACGGATTACCTAAAGAACCTGGTATGAGACAAAAGGTTTTAGGTGCAGTAGATACATTAGCAAACGAACCAATGCAATTACGTATAGGGCCTGAAATAGTTGAAAAAATCAGATTTGCACTTCCTGATGAAATGTTTTCTGAAACAAATAAAGGTCTAATAAACTGGTTCCATATTTTGTTATACCAAATTCCAGCGGAAGAGTTTTTAGAAATTATCGGAGATGCAATTTCCGAAGATAATTCAAAAGTCAAAAAAGCGACAAAAAGATTCGAAGAAATTATGAAAGAAGCTATGACTTTGAAACAAGAGTACGAAGATTTCAAAGATGAAAGCGATGACGAATCTGACGATGAATCTGATGATGATTTAGACGATTTCTTGGGAAGTTTAGGTATATCAAGACCTAAATAAGTTTTCCATTGACTAAAGAACAATTAATTATTGAAGTTACCAAGTGTATGAGGAATACTCCTTATGCACTTAGAACTTATTTGCAGACATACGACAACACAGTTTCAAAGTATGTACCATTAGATTTATTTCCAGACCAGGTTACTCTCATTGAAGATTATGACCAATATAATGAGAATATCGCCCTAAAGTACAGACAAGCCGGGGTATCGACAGTGACTGCTGCGTGGGCATCAAAAAGATTAGTTTTCGCAAAAAAACAAAAGCCCGAAAAAATCCTAATTATTGCGAACAAATTGGATACTTCAGTTGAATTTGCAAACAAAGTAAGAGGATTTACCGAACAATGGCCCGCTTGGGTTGGAGTTGGATTTTCAGCAGAAAAGAATTCGCAGAGACACTTTAAGTTAACTAATGATTGTGAGGTAAAGGCAGTTGCAACATCCAAAGATGCTCTCCGTGGTTATACACCTACAATTTTGATTTTTGACGAGGCCGCGTTCATTGAAGCCGATGATGATTTCTGGTCTGCCTGTATGGCCTCACTCTCTACAGGTGGTAAAGTTATTGTAATTTCTACCCCTAACGGTTACGACCCCATCTATTACGATATATACAATCAAGCTCTTAGAGGGATGAATGAATTCAAAATTTCTGAGATGTTTTGGCATAGAGACCCAAGATATACCAAAGATTTATATATGGTCAAGACAAAAGATATTGTACATTTCCTTTTGAATAGAGAAGATTATCCCTCCGATGCCACAATAGATTTAACAGTTCTAAACCCATACGAAAGAAACCATGAGGTTGTGACAGATTATATCAAACAAGGATATAAACCCTGTTCTTCTTGGTTCGAAGGTATGGTTAAAAAATTGAAATTTGATAGAAGAAAAGTCGCTCAGGAATTGGAATGTAATTTCTTAGGTTCGGGTGATAACGTATTTGATTCCAATTTAATGGATAATATAATGAAAAATATGTTGAGAGAACCTCAGGCAAAATTGATGGGGGCTTCTCTTTGGATATTTAAAGAACCTGAAAATAGTCATAAGTATGTGATGGGTGTTGACGTATCGAGAGGTGATTCTGAAGATTTTTCATGTATTCAGATAATTGATTTTGATGAGAGGGAACAGGTGTTAGAATATGTTGGTAAAGTCCCCCCTGATGTAATTGCCGAGATTGCATACAAATGGGGTAGTATGTATAACGCTTATTGTGTTGTTGATATAACGGGAGGTATGGGAGTTGCCACATCGAGAAAATTACAAGAAATGAATTATAAGAACTTATATATTGATGGTATTAATACCAAAAACATATGGGAGTATAATTCGAAGGCTATGGAAAAAATACCAGGTCTTAGTTTTAATAATAAAAGAACACAAATTGTTGCGGCGTTTGAAGAACAGTTAAGAAAAGGATTTGCGGTAAGGTCAAGTAGATTATTAAATGAACTTAATACGTTCGTATATTTGAACGGTAGACCCGACCACATGAAGGGGACTCACGATGATGCGATTATGGGGTTATCAATGGCTTTATATGTCGCGGATATGTCTTTCAATCAATTGGAAAAAAATGAAAACGCAAATAAGGCTATGTTGGACTCTTGGACTATGTCCGAAAGAACATACGAACCAAATAAGTCGTTTTATTCTTATGGTACAGCATTTGACCAAATAGGGTCTATGGGAATGGATAATAATCAAATTTATTATCAAAATAACCCATCTGGTGTTCCAAAAGAGGCGTATAAAGAATATTCTTGGTTATTTGGTAAATCGAAATAGTCTTTTTAATCCAAATAAAAAAGTATATATTCTTAAAGAAAACTATTTATAAACATGGCAGATCAGAATCTAACAGTTTTTCAGAAATTAACCAAGATGTTCGGATATCCGGGTCAAACGAAAGTTGACAAGACTCCGTCATTTAATTTCAGTAAAGACGAATTATTAAAAACAGATAGTAGAGAAGAATATGAAAAGGCAATGTTGCAAGCACAACAAAGTTCTTACATTGCGGATAAGTGGACAAAACTTGACCAATCTCTATATAATCAATCGGTATATTATGAACCAAATAGAATATCAGCGTATTATGACTATGAATCTATGGAGTTCACACCTGAAATTTCCGCCGCTTTAGATATCTATTCTGAAGAATCTACAACAATGTCTGAGAAGGGTCAAATATTAACAATATATTCTGATTCCGAAAGAATCAAAGGAATATTGGAAGAATTATTTTATGACAAGTTAGACATCAATACAAACTTACAAATGTGGACAAGAGGTCTTTGTAAGTATGGTGATGATTTTGTTTATTTAAAAATAGACCCCGAGAAAGGAATTGTTGGTTGTCAACAACTTCCAAATATTGAGATTGAAAGAATCGAAGGTGCCGCATCAAAACAACCAACTCAAACTAGAGACACTAAAGTACCATCAAGAGAATTAAGATTTAATTGGAAAACCAAAGAAATGGAATTCCAAGCTTGGGAAATAGCACACTTTAGATTATTAGGTGATGATAGAAAGTTACCTTATGGTACTTCTATGTTAGATAAGATTAGACGTATTTGGAAACAACTTTTACTTGCTGAAGATGCGATGTTAATTTACAGAACATCAAGAGCACCTGAGAGACGTGTATTCAAAGTATTCGTTGGTAATATGGATGATAAAGACATTGAATCTTATGTACAACGTGTTGCGAATAAATTTAGAAGAGATCAAATTTCCGATCCAAAAAATGGTCAAGTTGATATGAGATATAATCAAATGGCTGTGGATCAGGATTATTTTATTCCTGTTCGTGATCCATCACA